TACGGGTAGTTTTGCTACAACGAATAACACTGCAATTGAAGCGCAGTTTCAATTGTATCGTCCGGTGGCTCATGGTATTAAGATTCAATGTGCGTCGAACAATTTGAGCGCAGATGGATTTGTGCACGTTGCCTTGTATTCTCAGAGTTTACGAGGAACTACATGGCAGCTACCAACTAGTGTTTCCCAAATGAGTGAATGCCCGTATTATAAACGAATTCCGCTGTCGGCTTTGAGTAGCAATGGTCCATGTTATGTTGTCAATAAATATTTGGACCCTAGTGCTCACATTTATCGTGATGTCACTTATACTGCTGCGCAAAGCGACGAGAATGAGTTTAGCACTACATTTGGTTGGATGACTATATTGGTAGCTGTAACTGGCACGACGGGAAATGCATCTGTTATTGTTGAATCGATTGCTCACTTTGAAGGAACCATTCGACAGACTGGTTTTGGTCAAAGTAGACAAGCTGAGCCATCCGATACTGTGTTGTATGATAGCGTCACACAAGCTGTGTCGACGTCTAATCCTATAATTCAAACTGTTGACGATTTAACCCGTGCACCTCTGCATGTTGCAGAGTTTATTGATGATATGGCGAATGCTGTTGGTAATAGCGCTTTGGGGCAGACTTTGTCTGCCTTTGTTCCTCCTGCAATAGCTGTTCCTGCGCGTGCTGCACGAAGTGTTATCGGAGTTGCTGCTCGAATGAGTCGTGCTGGAAGGAGCCGTCGTCGTACGGCGGCTCAAATGAGGAACGCGTCTGGTAGAAGCGCTGCTATCAGAGCTAATAGAATGGGTCGAACGTATGATGCTAGTTTGGACGCTGTCTAAAATTAAAGTGTTTATTACTGAGTTAAAGAAAATATATTATTCTTTAATTGTTATAGCTGAAGCTTACTCTGTTAGATCTATAACCTCGTTTGGTGATGAGGGGTCTGATTCTGATTCCGGCTCAGTTTCAGTGTCTGATTCTTGTGCGTGTATATTGTTTATATAGTTGCGATTTTCCAAATTTATTATTTTGACGTGTAGTCGATGAATTTCTTCTTGTGCTTTGGCAAGCAAATCGACATATCGTGCACGATATCTTTGTAGAAGGTCTTCGTATTGCTTGCAAGCATCTTGGTATGCAAGGCAATGTTTGGTGCGCTCTAAGGATGTCATTTTTGAGAGTGGTTTGAACGTTTGTCTTGGCATTTGGCAAATTGAGAAATGAGCTAGAATTGGCGCAGTCTTGAATGTTGCAAAGAAACGCAAAGTCGCCGTCGGATAACCCATCCCGCGAATCAGATGCCCATCCTCCCTATACCCTATCCCACGTGGGACATGTGGGATAGGGTATGGGGATGGGGGAAGATGGGCATCTGATTAGGGATAGGGTTATCCAAAGAGGCGCGTCCCCGCAGCGTTACATTTCCGGGAGGGGAGGGTACCCCCCGGAAATGAAAGCGTGAGGGGCATAAGTGGAAGTTGAATGCGACAATCGAGAAGGCGTAGCGGAGCGGAGCGGCGTAGCGAAGCGGAGCCTGCCGACATACAAATTAATATATATTTTCAAGGTTATTATTGTTATCGTGCATCATTTTAACAGCGTCAGCATAATTTTCAAATTCGAAGCACGAGCCGAGGGTTGGCATAACAACCCACATGGTGACACGTCGAATGAAGGATTGAAAGTAAACGTTTTTATACCAACGATCGGGTATTGCGTTTGTTGTTATTATTATTTTTGAGGCGTTGAAATTGACTTGACCCCCTTTGGTTTCAACCATAAGGGGGTATCTATCACAAATGCGTAATAGCAAATCAAATGGGAGCCATCCATAGAATTCGTCTATAACAACGACTTCATGGGAGTTGTAATTGTCCCACCAATTGGAACGTTGTTTCCAGTACGCGTTAGGGTAGTTTTCCAAAGTATACTTTGATTTTCCCGTTCCGGTGGGGCCTTGTATTACGAAGACTTCGGTGTGGTGATTTCTCGGTTGCGATATTAGCAACCGGTATTTTTCAAGTCCTCTGAAAGAGGATGTGTACACAGCGAAGTCGAAGTTTGCGAGTTCTATGTCGGTGGCTCCATTATCAATCATGGATTTCATGGTTTGCAATATGTCGGAGCGAGAGCTCCGTTTTTTTGATGGACATTTGGATAGTATTGTAGACGCCGTTCGCTTGTCTGTACTGATCATAATGGTATTGGCGCATTGACTCGTATCGTTGGGATTGCTCACGTAGAGATTGGAGGTCGTTTCTAAGATCTCGTTCAATGCTGTTGGAGACGTGTCTTTTAGGCAGTATTGTAGAGCTTGTTGTGCCGAGGACCGCTTGGCTCGTGGTTCTAGATGAGCCCGGGTTATTATTTTCTTGATGTACGATAGTCGTCGGTGACGATCCAGTTCTAAATAACCTTGATAATGTGGAGTTCCGCATTCTCCAATTTCAAGTTGAGCGAAAGCGAATTGAATTGATTTGTTGTCGGCCAAGCCAAGTAATTGTAATTCGTCAAATGCCGTTGGGTTATTTATTGTGAAGCACCAGTATTGGCTTGACATAGATAATTTGGGAATGAGCTGCAGCAGGGGTAGCGTGCGGAGCACGCTTAGTATTACCCCCTGCTGCCCGCACGCACAAGATTAGACTTAAGTTAAGTATGCTTGTGCGGTTGTGCGGAAAAAAATTCGAACTTTATAGGATCTGTTAGGATCCTTCTAGATCTGGAAGATCTCATTTTCGAATTTTTCTCATGTCGAACAGACCCCGACCTTATTACAAATATAATTTGCGAGGTTTAGCCTCTGCTGATAGACGCGGAGCTCTATCAGCTGTTGGCAAGCTGAAGCATCATTGGCGTCAAACTTTGCCACGGTTTGCCCTTGGGCAAATTAACCCGTTTGACCCTAATGTGAAGGGAGCACGCGTTCCTGATCAAAATACTGCTCCGAGCGATACTTTTTACGCGCAGGATGAAACTAATATTAATGTTGGTGCAGATAATGACGCTACTTGTAAGGCATTTAATCCAAGCATTCGAAATATCTTGACTGTTGCAGGTGGTGTCAGTGACACCAACTGGAATTGGTCGCCGAATTATACGGGTAGTTTTGCTACAACGAATAACACTGCAATTGAAGCGCAGTTTCAATTGTATCGTCCGGTGGCTCATGGTATTAAGATTCAATGTGCGTCGAACAATTTGAGCGCAGATGGATTT